GGGTGACGAATGCGAGTGTAGGTCTTGGGCGGAAGATCCAGCACCTCAGATTTCAATACCCACGTTGCCAGGGCGGACAGGTGCGTCTTGAGCTCTGGCAGATTGCGGTAGCCGCTAGGTATCTGTATCGTCCTGCCAGCGGCGGGGACAAATAGGGGTCGAAACTCACCGTAGCGAACCTGAAAGCCAGCGTAGGAGCCGATTCCTCGAGCCTTCCAGAATTCCTCATCGAGGAACTTGAAGGGGGCGTAGTGCTCGAAGGGACACTCCGAGCCCTGCGTCCAGCTAAGAATGCGGCGATAGGCCGCGTACCTGCCCATAGGTACGAGCCGCTTCGTCCTCTTCGCACCTGGGTTCTTGACCTTCTGGGACTCGTCCAAGACGAGCATACACACGCGGTTATGGAGAAGCCACTCGATCAGCGAGTGTCCCGCCTCGGTCAGGACGGAGTCGTACGACATCGCGACGACCAGCAACTTCTCCTTCCGGGGGAAGGTCTTCAGCCACTTCTTCGTGTTTTCGTAAGACTTCAGCCGAGCTTTCGACGAAGAGAAAACGTAGCCCTCATACAGACAGGCGAGATGCTGCGGGGCCTGGCTGGCGAGCCAGTTGTAGTCCAACCCCGGCGGAGCGACGACGACAAGCGTGTCGATCTTCCCGTCTAGGAATAGAAAGGCTGCGTTGTCCAGCGTCGTCTTGGTCTTTCCTACGCCAGCGTCCCATAGCAGAGCCGCCGCTGGCCAACTTCCACGTTTTTCGACCTCTTCTTGTTGGTGGCGAAGAGGCTTCGTCTTGTAGTACATGCCTCTATTTTATGTCTCGCTGGTATCGGACAAGCAGGCCAGCGAATTCCGCGACGGCGAGCTCAGCCCTCGCTCCAACGGAGTTCTCCCAGCCGTAGAGCATCAGGATGTACTCGCAGGTAAGGAGAGCCTCAACATCACGGGCGACGAGCTCCCGCAGCGTGAGGCCCATGTAGGGCACCTGCGACCAGTCCGAATCGGGGGGCATCGCCAGCGGCTCGAAGCCGTCTGCACGGTCCAGGTCTACGGGGGAGACCACGGCCCACCCGTCCGCCCGGAGGGGGCCTGCAAGGCTGTCAAACGCCTTGGCGTTGTAGTAGGGGTAGTGCCGCATGGGCCCAGAAAGGTAGACGCTCTTGGGAATGGGTTTCATAGCTTGAAAAACCTCAGGTTTGCTCAGTCTACTCAGATCTATTTATTATTTGGAAGAGAGAGTATTAGCTCTAAGTAACTAAGTGGCAGGTACTTAGAAACGCCTGACTCAGTTGCTTAGTCTACTCAGATCGAAAAGGGGGAGGCAAGCGGGTCGCCGGGGTACAAGTTTAGGGTTCAGGGCTGAGCAACTAAGCAACTGAGTCAAATTGTTGTAAGTAGTTATGGAAAGGCCCTTTACGTTGACTCAGATCTTGCTCAGTTTGCTCAGATCACTAGCTGATAGAGTAAACGGCGTATCCGTCCGCAGTGCTAACGGGAGCGAGAGCTCGCACGAGGAGCTCCGATCGAGCAGCCGTGCCGGTGAACCGCATGGCCAGACTATCGCCCGCCGTGAGGGCCAGCGTGCCGGTCGTCGCACCCGACGTAATCACGGTCGACCAGCCACCGCCGTTCACCTGGGCTTCCACCACGACCGCGAGGGACGCCGAGCTCTCGAGGATGAAGTCGTAGGTGCCGGTGTCAGGAACAACCCACGAAGCTGTCGCCACACCGGACGTCCGGACTCCCATGTTGGTGTCGTTGGAGAGCTCGCTGTCAGTGTACGTTGCGGTGTGGGTCAGCTTTTGAAGAGCCTCTATGGGCGAACCGCCGAAGGTGTGCTTCGTCGCGATCTCCCACGTGATGTTCGTCGGCAGGGCACCTGAAGTGTAGCGGAGCACCCTTGAACGATAGACGTCGATGCTGGCCGCCCCGCTGTTCCAGGCCGTCGTGAACCGCTCCACGCCATCAGTTAGGACGCGGCACCGGTATTCGGTGGAGCCAGGGAAGGCACTCGTCGTCGCCCGCGTGACTTCGTTCGTGCCCAGGTAGTCGCGACGAGTGAACGACACGTTCAGGCCGGTGTTGGCGTTTACCGAGGAAGGCCAACTGACCGAGTTGACGACGGGGTCGACCGGCGGGTAGGGACGGACCGCCCGGTTCTGGAGCGTGAGGGAGTTCGAGGTCGCCGAGGCATAGTCCAGGGCTTCGCCAGCGGAGACGGGGCAGATACGGAAGTCGAGGACTTCGTTGCCCTCATACGCCTTGGTCGTGAGGTTGCCGCCCGTGAACAGTAGGTGGACGCGAGCATAGGCTGAGTGAGTCGTCGGCACGCTGTCCAGTACGCCACGAGTGACGCCCGTGAAGGCGAAGTTGCCAGCGGAGTTCACCATCGAGTTGACGAGCATGAACTCCTGATCGACGAGAACGAGTTGAAGGAGTTCTTCGCCGTTCTGAGTCGACGAAACAACGAACGTCCCTCTCGCGTCGACGTCCGCCGCCGTATCGGGCGAGGCCAACGCCGTGAAGCTCGTGTCCGAGGCGTTCAGGGCCGCCGACAACTGCAGCGTCAGCATCGAGGCGTTCACTTCGCCGACCGCCGTGTCGGCATCGGTCTTGCCGATCATGTACTGCGAAGAACTGCGAGCCCCGAACCAGACGCGAGCGATCGACACACCCTCGACGCGACACATCGCGTAGGGAGCCTCGAATACCACCTGATCAACGAGATCGACGTCTTCCGGTTGACGTTCGGTTGGGTTCTCCCATTCCCCATCCGGCGGATCATCGTACGACGCTTCGTCGAGACCGAAGATGTCCTGGATCAGACTGACCTCAATCGAAGCGTCACTGGGCGACCCGTAGTCGATGCGAGTCACCCGCATGACGAGGTTGGTGAAGCCCAGGAGAGGGTCAGACCAGCGGACCGCCTGCCCCGGCTCGAGCAGGTACATCGACCGATTCAAGCGGAGCGTAGCCTTCGCCAGCGGGTAGCTCAGGAGCCGCAGTTCCCGCCAGGCGAGCTTCGACGCAAGGTGCGAGTTCTTCACGCCGGGGAACTGGATCGTCGTAGAGACGACTTCCCCCTGGGCCCTGATGTTGGCCGAGTCCTGAGCGACAATGAAGCTCTCCTGATAGAAGTCGACCCGGCGGGAGTACCCCGCCCGGACTTCGTTCGTCGTATCCTCGATCGTGCCCTTGGTGTAGTCCTTGATCTCGAGGATGTTGCTTTCGTTCAGTTCGACCAGATCGTCGACGACGTAGTCGTTGCGGATCAGTTTGATCTTCCACTTGCCCGTTCGGGGCGAGATGAAGACGACGCCGTCGACCTGCCGCTGGATCTCCTCGATCAGGTCGTAGGCTTCCCGCTGGCTATCCAGGATGAGAGAGAAGCCGTTGAGTTCTTCGGTGCAGGTAGCCGCCGCCACGAGGAAGCTCGACCGGTCGATGTCCGAGGTAGGCAGCCCCAGCCCCCAGTCGGAGTTCGTCATGATCTCCCAGAGGACGTAGATGGGGTTGGCGTCCAGCACGCCGTCGCCGTAGTCAATCGTGGACGAGGGGACTTCCGGATACCAGTTGAAATACAGGTAGCCGGTATCGAGGGGGAGCAGGTTGAATCGCCCAGTGATCTCCGAACCGTCTTCGTCCAGCAGATCGAACTGCGTCGTGTTCCTGGGCCCAACGCCGCCTTCGTTGTGGGCGTAGACGGTGATCTCATTCTGCTGGTAGGGCAGAAGGTATTGCGTGATGTCGAGGATGTCGGGCGAAGCCGGGCTAGGCAACGTGTAGTAGTCGCGGACCACTGTGCCGTTGACGGTAACCGTGATGATGTCACCGTCTACGAATGCACCGTTGTCGTAAGTCCGGATGGTGACCGTCCCGCGAGTCGTGAAGTTTTCCGGAGCAGTGTAGGTATCTTCCGTGCTTGGCGGGTTCACATCGAAGTTCAGATCCACCGTACCGTCGGGGTCCGCGAACGAGAGATCTTCCGGAATTTTCTGCAACTCAAACGCCCAGGGGGGCAGGTTGGAGGACGTTCCAAGAAGCATCCGCTCTAGCAGGACATAGGCCGTTCCGGGGTAGCCCGTGGTCGGGTTCTGCTTGCCGGCGAGGTACGTCGGTGCCGCCTGAGGAGTCGTTCCGCTGAGGTAACGCAACGGTCCCACAAGGCCCCCTGTGCCGTTCTCCGTGCCGCCGAAGAACAGCGGTCGGTTGATGCTGACCGTTTCGTTGTGCTCGAGTGAACCGCTCACCGTGCCATCGTAGAGGATGCGTTCGTCCACCCAGATGCGACGCAGTTCCTCGGCCACCCCTCGGCAGAGGGCGAATTGCACACCCAGGAAGTAGTAATACCCCACCACGACGGTCTTCGAAGAGAAGAGGCCGGTCTTCACCTTCTTCGTGATGGGAATCTTCTGCAGGTCGCCGTACCACACGACGTTCGGGCCGTCAATCTTCACCGTACCCCAGACGAGCGGGATGTGGCGAGTCTCAGAGGCCGTCGGGAAGTTGAAGTCGCCCAGACCGGCGGGGCGGGCCTGCTCCTGCTTGGGCTTCGGACGCAGAAGCTCCGAGAGCAGGAAGAAGAAGCCCCACAAGAACAGTGTGAAGAAGAATCCCATTAGTAGCCGATGCCTCCACGCCCGCGAGGGGTTTCATCAGGATTCTGTTGGATGCCGCTCCGGAACACGTTCCGCGTCGGCACGTAGGCGAAGCCACCGTAGTTTGCAGCGTTGTTGAACTTCGTGTTGCAAGCGGTCATCGTGTGTGGACACCCGGCCTTCATGTCCACCAAAGCACCGACTTCCAGCCCGTTCACTGGGCGAAGGATGCCCACGCTATCACCGGTCTGCCGAAGGATCAGCACATGCTCCCCGGTGTCCGGGACGGAGAGCCAACCGCCCTTGTAGTAGTTGTTCCCGAGGCCGCCCGCGAGAGCGATCGTCAGCGTCGTACCGTTCACCGCCGTGATCCGGAGCCTTCGGGTGAACTTCGACTCCTTCACGCCGCAATTGCTATCAAACAGGACAAAATTGCAGGGCGTCGAGTAGGTGTAGCGAGGGATCAGCCGGGACAGGCCGACGGTAAGCGGGGCACACGTGATGGTGGCCGAGGCCCCGTCAGCAGAGAACACGATGGCCTTGGCCAGCCCCTTGAAGACGAGGATGCCGTCCGTCTCCCCGATCTGCGTCCGATAGATGTTCAACACACACTTGACGCCCGGCGGGTTCTGCAGGTAGCGACTGACGATCGCGTTCTGCCGGGGCAGCGTGACGGAGAGGTTCTCCTGGCTCTCCTCTCGCCCAGTGACCGACGAGGACCGCGTGATCTGAGTCGGGTAGTAGGTCTGGGTGAGGTAGGAGTAGGTATTATCGGAGGCCACGTACCGATAAGCGTCACTTCCTAGTGTGAATTCATAGAGTTCGACCGGTCGCGAGCCTGACGTCGAGATTTCCTTCGTATCAAACGTCATCTAGCACACTCGTGACCGTGAACCGGAGTTCGGAGTTGCCCAACTGATCCAGATGTCGAATCGTGAAGCTGTCCGACGTTGAGCGGACGAGCTCGACGTATTCTACCCGAGTCGGGGTGCCAGAGGCAGCCCAGTTGCTATCGAGGTAGATGCGGTCGGTCGTGGTGTTGACTTCCTGGACCGCCGTGATCGACTTGACGTAGGCCGTTCCGCCCAGGGTGGTGCGCAGCTTGTTCTTTGCGTGTGCCGACCAGTCCAGCAGACCGGACTTCGCAACGTCGACGTAGTTCGTGCCGGACGTCACAGCGGAGGCGACTAGGGACTCTTCGTGCAGGGGCACGTAGAACGCCACCTGCCTGCCCCGGAGGGCGTAGAGAAGGCCCTTGATAGCCCGCCTGCCTGCTGGGGTGGTGCTGTTGAGGCCCTGGTGGGAGGTGACCTTGGACTGGCTCCAGCGGGTGTCGTAGCGCAACCGAGAGGCGGGCGAATCCAACTGAAGGTATTGAACCGTATATTCTCGCTTGGAATCGCCGTCAATCGCATTCGGATTCGTCAGGAAGATCAGGCCGTCCTGCGTAGCGAAGCTGCTCGAGTCGGCGAGGTCAACCGCGTGGTCGAGCGAATTAGCGACGATCGAGATAGTAAGTGCCTCATTGGGCGATCGATCGCCGGAGCTCGTCGGCTGGATGGCAAACTTCCGAGCGGCACAGACCATCGTGCCGGAAGGCCACTCCCGCAGCGTCGGGCTCGAAACCGTGATGGAGTTCGCCCCCACAGCGGAGATCGGCAGAAGATCGTATTCCGTGTCGGAGTAGGAGATGAAAAGCCGGTCGCCGACGCGGATGTCCGCCGTGTTGGTAGCGGAGGTGTTCAGCGTGGAAGCCCCCGCCGAAGCGGTCGCCGTCAGCCAGAGGGGTTCCTGCCACTGGGGGACGTAAACGGAGTTCTGCCTGCCGCTGGCGAGGATGCTCTCCATGTACCGCCGGGAGTCTTCGGCCAGCACGTAGGTGAGCTCGAGCGTGTGGCGGGGATACCGACGCTCCGCGATACGCTGCTCTGCGTCAGTCAGCGAGCTCAGAACGTGAGTCTCCCACGCGAGCTTTTCGTTGATCTCCACTTCCGGAGCAAAGCTCAGCACGAGATCCTGGGTCGGCTCGGTGACGGCGAGGACCGAGAGGTTGGCCACCGACGAGCGGCCTGGCCCTTCCACGGAAAGGATGGCAAGGTCGTTCAGTAGGTGGAGAGACGGTTGCAGCAAGGCGAGAAGAGAAAGATTATGAATCGATCCGTAGTTTGGAGAATGGACTCCAAAAACGGAGAAGTTGTGGACCTGATCTTTGGGATTAGAAACAATCGCCGGGCCGACCGACATGATCCACGGACGGCGGATCGCCCATATGTGGTCGCCGTAGGTCGGCGAGTTCGTCGGCGTCATCGTATAGGCGTTGACCGCTGAGATGTCTCCGTCAGCGTCACGCAGGGGCCAGTAGCCCACCAGGGCGTCGCGGCGAATGGTCAACGGAGACGCCCCGGCAGCCAGCGAGGCTGCATCGTCAGCACTGAGAGCCACGTTCCAGATGGCGGCCTCGGCGATCCGGCCTTCCATCGGAGAGTTCATAACCAAGTTACGTCTCAGTGCTCCGATAGTAAATCGCTGCATCGTACCGAGGGTTCGGCTTGTCGTGTTTGTTGAACTATTGCCTCCGTCTTTATAGATTTTTCTTGATGTGTCGGAAGTCCACACGCCACAACCGTGATACCACGTATCATTGGCCAGCACAGCCCCCGTGTGTGCCGCGTAGGAGAATCCCACACCGTCATAGGAGTCAGCAGCCAACTGATCGTCTGTTGTCGCTGATCCTGTGGGGTTTACGGTCAGTGAATGGAAAGGCGCACCACCACCACCGTCGTTGTTGCTCAACGACATCAATCGGTAGCTTGCAGATGTGCCGAATGTTCCCCGGAACCAACAAGCCATCGAAAACGGGTACGCAGAAATACCTACCGCGTCGCTCCGCGTGAGATACTGCGTGCTGGCGCTTGCGAAGCTCCTCGCCACGGATCAGGTCTCCTCACGGAGCACAGCACCGAGAAGACGAGCGTCTCCCGTCGCAGTATCGTTCGTTCCGTCATCAGCGTCACGGCTGACCTTGATGCGAACATAGTCTCCCGCCGCCACGGAGTCCTTGCTGGTCAAGGTGACCGTGAGCTTCATCAAATAACCCGCAGTACCGGCTACCGGATCTGTCAGGCCGTTGTTTACTGCATCGAAAGATGAAGCACTGTCAAGGTCCAGCGCATCTGCTGGCGTCACCGCCTCGACCGACACCTCGAACTCGCACTTACCACTGGTGGCCGACGCCATCATGTAGAAGATATCGAGCTTCAGCGTACCAGAGCCCGTGTATGTGGCGGGCATCTGAAGCGGCTGTGTGATCGCCGTTTCGGGCGTTGAGTCGTCGAATGCGAGATACGGGCGTTCCTGGATATACCCACTCGACGGGTACGCGCTCGACGGCATGACGAACGCATCGGCGGGAATGACCAACTCGAAATTATTGGGCATCAGTTGAGGCTCCTGAACTGGGCCTCAAGTATCTTACCCAGCACGGTGCCCACATCAAGTACGGCGTCGCAAAGCTGGTCAATGACCGTGTTGACCTGGGCCAGATTCGCCGGTGTTGCGGCCCTGACCGCCTGAATTGTCGTGCGAGCCGCCTGAAGAGTATCGCGTAGGGCCTGAGCTCGGACTCGCACTTCGTCGATGTCATTCTGCCGGGCAGCAGCAGCGGCAGCAGCAGCGGCAGCAGCAGCGTCCACGACTGCCTTCTCGGGCGCGGTCATCTCAGCGAGTTCATCACTGGCGATCTTCCAATACCGTCGAGCCACCGTCGTGAAGACCCGACACTCGTCAGCCGTTGGTTGACGAGCGGGGGCCTTCAAGCCGTATTCAATCCAATCCGATCCGAGCGAACCGGTAGGTGCACTGGTGACAACCTCCAGTGTCACTCGGTGAATTGCGAACTCCGACATGAGATGCTACTCCACAATCAGTTCACGGATCTGCTCGAGGAAGTCCTTGTCGACGACGAGGACGACCTGACGGTCAGTCAGCGTATCCTCGTCGATGAAGTCGGGGATCTCGACCCCGTCGACGAGAGAGTCCTTCTCGATCGAGTCGATGAACTCGTCACGAGCCGGGGTGCCGAGATCGACGAAGACGTCGTCATCGTCGGTCTCATCATCCTCGTCGTCGGTTTCATCGGTCTCGTCAACGCCGGTGCACTCGGTGCACTCGTCGTCCTCGCACTCCTCGTACTCGTCGAGGGCGTCCTGGAGGGACTCGATGCTGGTCACGACTTCACGAAGCGCATCCTTGATCTCTTCGAGGTTCATCGTGCATTCTCCAGTTAGGGGTTGCTGGAATTGTACCGAAGACTCGCTGACAAGGCAACACTCACTTCATTGAGGAGCTTCCACGAGGATCATCCCAGACCACATCCTACCCTCTCGCGGAGACACGGCTCCACGCGAGGGCAGCGGAACCTGTGCGTTGGTCTTTCCGGTGTGCACCGGGTCGTTGCCCCGGCGTCCGATGTTGTTCGGGTAGACACCGGTGATCGGGGCGAGGACATCCGGGAACTGGTCCGGGGCGAACGCCCGATATTTTACTCCGAAGAGCCAGACAAGCAAATCGTCATTCGTCGCGGCGTCCTGAATTCGTTCTGCGGCTGGATGATTCTCCTGTTGAACCATCTCTGGGCAGCCACTGAGATCGGCTTGGATCTCGATAGTGCGGGGAGGGAAGGTTCTGGGGTTATTGGCCGCACCCTGCAGGGTGGCGGGCCAGCCTCGCCGCATACCCGCTTTCGCGACGATCGAGCCCTTGAGAGTGAATGTCTCCAAGAACGGAGAAAGAGACACGCCCAAGGCGACGCCGTGGATGCGACCTTCGTAGCTGCAGTTCACGATTCGTTCATCGTTCGTCAGAGTAACGCCGGTCGCAGGATACAACACCTGGGTGATCGGCTGCTTGTGGCCAGTAACGATCGTGTCCTGCTTCCAGTCCAGACGCGAGCAGGCGTAGAAGTGCATGCCGCGAGAAGCTACGTCGTAAGCGTAGTTGGGACCGATCAGCGTCCGATTGGTCCCCGGTAGCGTAGAAGTCCTCGTCCCGTTGATCCCCCACGCGATGTATCCGATCGCACCGGCAATCACGATGTTGTCTTTCACAACAATGTCGATGCCGTACTGCGGGTTCTGCATCGTCCACTGGTCATGAGGAGCGTTCGGGCTGTTCGGCATCAAGCCGGGTTCAGCCAACAGCGGGAAGATCATGAAGCCAGCCTGATCGGGCTTCGCAGCCCCGACGCAGGCCCAGTTCTCTCGAACGGCCTGGCGATAGCCCGCCGTGACGTAGGCGTGTCCACCCGCACGGTACTGAGCCACGTGGCGAATCGTGGCGGGGACGCCCTGGAAGTAGCCACCGCCGAGTCCGCTAACTCTCGTGACCAGATTGCCGATAATGACGGATCCGACAGAATTGCCATCCTCATCGAGGATGGCGGCCCCGAGCGTGCCGTAGACGAAGTTCCCGCGAATCTGCGAGTAGAAAGAGTGGTGGTAGACGATGCCGTGGGCCGTGCGGTCGTCGCCCCAGACAGCACATCCCTGGATAATCGGCGGTTCGCCGTGCATCCTGTGATGAGCATGGATAGGATAACGCCCAGGGGGTGCGATGCCGGTGAAAGGCGGCGTCCGCTGATTGCCGTCGACCAGTGATCGGCCTAGCCCGATGAAGGCACCGTTGTAGAGCTCGACAGCCCCCTCGCCCATGAGGATGACATGACCGCGAGACGGGATATCGGCAGGCGTCGCCGACTCGATACGCACATCGGCGGTGAGCAGGCCCACCGGCAGGTCGCAGGCGGGCGAGCCGTCGGGCATGCGAGGGCGAATGTGGTTGAAGCGAGTGGGCGTGCTCCAGGTCGCGGTCGTGGCGGAGACGCCAGTGAGGACGATGACTTCGTCCTGATGATTGGCCAGCGTAACGAGGGTGCCATTGCGCCAAAACTCGGTCATCGGGAGGACAATGGTGTCCCCCGCCCGCAGGCCGTGGTCCGGCGGCAGGTTGATGGCGGTGGCTCCCTTGGCCACATCGGTGGCCACGGGCAACACCCTGGGCCTCTGCGTGCCCAGAATGCGGAGTCCACCCTTGTTCACCGTGATGATGCCGCCGCCGACATCCTTCAGGTCGAAGTTCCTTGCCACGTGCTTGATCACCACGCGGGCTCCCGGCTCGAGGACGAGCAGCCCGTCGGTAACGTAGATCGTGTCCGCCTCGCAGAAAGAGGAGATGGTCAGCGTCGCCCCATTGGTCACATGGACGAATTCGTTTCTGGTCGGGGCCGCCCACTGGGTGTCGCGGTCGATGACAACACCCGGCAAGCCGTTCCCGATGTAATCGGGGACGATGGTGCCGTCGTGGTGGGTCCACTGGGCGTTGGCGGGCAGAGTGATAGCGAGCAGCAGGGCAGCAAGGTAGCGAAGCATGTCAAACTCCATCAGGAAAACCGGTTGGACACGAACAGCACAAAGCGGAACATCAGTTCAGCGATGATGACGGAAGACGCGATGACACACGCGAAGCTAAGCGGATTCATGATCATGGGCGGCCTCCTCAATGGCATCGACCCTTGTTGATAGGGACTCGATCTTGACCTCGGCGCTCGCGATGCGGATGTTGAAGTGGTGAACCACGCGAGCGAGCCCCGCACCAAGGCTGCCCACAATCGCAGCGATCAGATTGTCGTCGATCTGGATGTTCATGTCTTGGGCTTCTCGGGTTTGTTCTTGACGGTCTTGAATCGCTTCTGAATCCCTGGAGTCATCTTGCTCAAAAGTTGTTCACCGACCGCCTTGTCCTCGAGGATCTTCGACTCCTGGATCGGCACGATCAGGTCTTCGAGGCCCTTCCGCCTGCCGATCCTGTACAGGAGGAATGATAGGCCAGACATGACCCCGCCGACGGCCACCCCAATGGGACCGCCGATCGAGAGGAACGTCTCGCTGAGGCTGTTGAGGATGAGCATTTCATGCTCGGACTTCTGCTGCTCCTCAGCGGTGACCGGTTCCCCGACCGCCCGCTTGTGGGCGATCTTGATGGTTTCGCAACCAGAGACGAACAGCACGAGAGCGATGAGGAAGATTCTCATGACAGGACAAGCCCCAGTTCGTGTGTGCCAGCGACCCACGCAACGCCCGTCACCGGGTCGACCTTGGTGAGTGTCTCTTTGAAGTGAGGAGAGGTCGAGGAGACCGTCTCCGAACTGCCCATGTTCGTGTTGCTGCCACCAGACCGCTTGATCGCCTGGGACGTCAGAGAGCCAGCGGTCATCTGACGATACTGCTGCAGTGCAAGGCCCAGGTATGTGCCGGTAGGCAACTCAAAATTGAAAGTCTGCGACTGACCGGACTCGCCCTCAGCGTAGTCCACCGTGTCGGCGGGAGCCGAGACGGCGTCCACTTTCGTCGAGCCCGCACCGAGCGTGAAGGCGGTCAACGAGCCCTCCGCTGACGGGTTGATCTGGCGGACACGGTAGCGAGTCCCACGGGTAGTCGTGAAGCTCGGGTCCGCGATAACGAACACATCGTCTAGCAGGAAGCCGGAGCAGGCCGAACCGCTCGCGTAGAAGAGAACGCGGTCGGGCTCCGAGGAGCCGGAGATGTTCTGCGCACCGGAGGAGATCAGCACGCCGTCCAGGTACAGCTTCCAGCCCGTGGTCTGGGAGAGGAACAACTCGATCAGAGCCCACGAGCCGATCGCCTTGCCTTCCCAGGAGGCGTTGGACGTCTGGTTGTAGACGGTCACCGAGTCGATGACCAGCGTCACGACGGAGCCGCTGGACTTCGGAGTCCACGAGAACTTGTTGTTCGCGTGCGGGGTCGTGGTGCTGTTGTTCGTGAACCCGATCTCGAAGAGACCGGTGTCCGTGCTGGGCTTCCGCAGCCAGAAGGACAGGTAGAAGCCGTTGACCGGAGCGGTCGCCAGCACCTTCGGGCCGATCGCCGAGACGGTGGGGCTGGCGTTGAGCGGCAGGAACAGCGAGGTCGAGCCCGTATGAGCCGTGGTGTTGGACGAAAGGACGTTGCCCGTCGACTGGACGGTCCATCCTCTCAACGCCAACAGGGCTTCTACGTCCACACCGTTGGAGGCGGTGTAGAGATCCGTCTTCTCGACAAGAGCCAGTTCGTCAGCCACCGAGAGTCCTTCTGACCGTTCGTCGGTTGCGCTGAATCGAGTTCACGATGGCCTGTTCTCCGGACGGCGAAGAAATGGCCGCAGTGATTTCAGCCGGGTCGAGCACGTTGACCACGGACAAGTTTACACCGCTCCCGCCCCCCTGGGCAATCGGCTTGGGGCTGATGCGGCCAGAGGTAGTCGGGTAGAAGAGCTCCGGCCCTCGCTCGCCCACGAGGTAGCCCTTGCCGGGAGTCGCGGCAGCACCGCCCGCCGCCGCGAGAGGAGCCGGAGAACCGCCTCCGAGGGCTCCGAGCAGACCAAACAGGGGGTTACCGTCCCCGGCCCCGAGGAGGCCCGAGAGGGCCTGCCGGTATAGCAGGCGGGTAAGGTCCGCGAGAATGGAATCGACCAGACTGCTAAACGAGAACTTGCCGGTCTGGACAAACTTCACAACCTGATCTTCCATCGTCTGGAAAGCGTTGACGACGGTACGCTCCGCCTGGGACGCAAAGTCGGAGAGGGACAGAAGCACCTGCTGGTAGCCCCGCTCGAAGCCGGACAGGACGTCCGTGGCCTTCTCGAGCGAGTCGATCTTGTTCTTCCGTTCAGCCCGAATTCTTTGTTCCTGGCTGATATCACCATCTCTCTGGAGCTTCTGTAGTTCCTTGTTCTTGTCATTGATGTCTTTCATATCAACGACGATTCCGCGATAGATTTGCCTTCGCAGTTCAAGGAGACGGTTGGTTTCGAGAGTATCGAGGAGTTCCTTCCTCTTCGCGGGGAGGATCTGCTGCCCCGTGATATCTCCGGTCTTCTCGTAGATCTTCAGAGCATCCTCTTCGACGTCCAGAATACTCTGAGAAGTAGTCTGATTGAGTCGCAGGAGATCTTGCCGAGCCTGCAGCTTCTCCAGTTCAAGGTCGAAGGTGACCTCGGTCAAGGAGCGGCGGCGAGCTTCGTTGAACGGATCCTCGAACGAATCCAGGTCTCGGGCGAGCGCAGTGTCGACTCGCTGATTGGTGTTCTTTTCACGGCGGGCAATGGCCCGCTTGGCGGCAGGTTCGATGATCTCTTTCAGGAAGCCATTGATTTCGGTATCGTCAGTTCCGGGACGTCGCGGAACACCCTGTCTCCTCATAACCTCAATGAGTGACTTGAGGCCACCGGCAGCCGCCGCAGAAGCTACTTCAGCACCAGTCAGGGCCTCGTTTATCTGCTTATCAATCTCCTCGGGGGTCTTCGCGTTCAGAAGAGTACGAATCTTCTGAGCGAACGCATTATCAGCTGCGATCCTCTTTTCAGGAGTGTCTTCATCCTCCGGGCCGCCAATGACCTTACCGCCAACTCCAAACTTCAATCCACTGTTGGGATTGATCCCGAAAGCCAGCTTCACGTATTTTACGTACCAGTCTTTGAGGGGCTTGATCAGCTTGGTGTTCATGATATCGGTCATGGCCTCAATCGCAGAGAACCAGGCATGCCGAATTCCAATGATAACTTCTGCGATCCCAGTGCCCAGGTTGGCAAATCCTTTCATAACCAAACCAATGCCCGTGATCGTAATGGTCATGACCTCGTTGATCGCCGGGGACAACCACTCCAGGAAGTCGGCGACGCTGGCAAGACCCTTCTTGAAGTCATCAAAGTAAGTCCTCCACTCAGTTCCGAAGTAACCGTTGAGAGTCAACAGCCACTTAGCGGCTTTCTGAAGAAGTTCGAGGAGAACCGAGAAGGTCGAAACGAAGACGTCTTCGAGGGTGATGCCGAGCTCTGCGCTGACCTCCAGTTCACTGGAGAAAGTAGCCAGGGCACCGATAGCCGTCGTGAGGAAAAAGACGAAGGGGAAAGTCTTGACAGCCTGGATAGCGAGAATCAGTCGGTACACACGATTCAAGAAGATGATGATGCCACCGCCGACGAGCACCCTTGTCACCGTCTCGATGTTCCTCGCAATCGTCACCAAAAGATCAGCGATAGAAGAAAACAGAGTCTTCGCACTCTGTGTCGTTCCGAGCATTTGAACGATGGAGTTCCTCAGAATGGTGAACGCCTGCCCCAGAGTGACCGTAGTGTTCTTGACTTCTTCCCTGGTCTTGGCCGTGGCACCAAGAACGGCTCGAACCAGAATGTCGCTAGTGAGCTTACCCTGAGCACCGAGCTCGCGGAGAGCCGCTCGGTCAACGTTCAAGTCCTTCGCGATGATCTCCGAGATGTACGAAAGCTGCTCGAGCACGGCACGGAGCTCGTCGCCAGCCAACCGGCCCGCAGAAAGAGCCTGCGAGAACTGAATCAGGCCGTTCGTCGCCTCTTCCTGAGTCGCACCGCTCAGGAGAACGGAGTTGTTCAGGGTCTCGACGATGTCAAGACGGTCTTGCTCCGAAAGCCCCAGTTCGCGAGTCGACAACGCCGTTCTGGTATAGATTTCGGCGGACGAAGCGAACGCGGTGCGGGTGCGGTTAGAAAGTTCGATGAGCTCTTTCTGTTTCTCCGCAACAAGGTTGGCGTTGCGATAGAACTGAAAGAGACGGTTCGACGACAACGTGAACTCGTCTGACAGATGAGACATCAGTCGCGTGAGGTACAGCGTCGCCGAAGAGAAGAAAACGATGTCACGGAGTCGACGAGTGATTTCATGAAATCGATTCAGCGCCTCCGTCGCATTGTTGATTTTCTTCGTCGCGTTGTTGGCTGCATTGCCGACACCATTGACGGCATTCTGTGCGGCAGGAGCGCCGTTCACAGAAAAGTTGACAGGAATCGTAATGCCAGCTTTGGGGAGAGGAACAGGCATCAGCGAAACTCCTTCCGAATCAGGCTCTCCGCTTCGCTCATCGCGATTTCAACGTAGTGTGCAGTATTCGTAATGTGAAACCCTTCATCCCACTTGCGTGGGACAAGAGCACGCTGAACAGCCGCAATGGCCGCCGCTGCGTTGGCCTTCTCCGCTCTTCCCAGTTTACGACCAGGGAAGTGGGGAGGACGCAATTGCGTAGAGGGAGCCTTCAGCGTGATGACCCAGTTACTCCGGAGAAGACCCGTATCAACCGGGCTATTTCGAATGACCCTCGAAGCACGAACGACGATGTAGTTATCGATAATGGCCTTGAAGCGAGGAGCCTCCCGCTTTATCATCTGATCCCACGCTTTGTTTTGAATTCGACTCATCGTCGGCCTACCAGTTGGATCAAGAGCAACGCGGAGCTCAGGGCAATGGACGCAGCGAGGACCACCTCATTATTGTATACCACCCCCAGCATCGAAGCTAGGACGGATACTAGGAGGAGAATCTCGACCACCGTGTTCCTCATCGGAAGACTTTCCCCGATCGTGAAATCGCAAGATTGTCCAGCATGAAGTCGCCGCTCTTGTCGAGTTCCATGAAGGCAAAGCCGAAGTTCCAGTCGTTCACCCTCGCGTAGAGGGGCGAGAGGCCACACAGGCAGCCCACGGTGTGACAGGTGACCAGCTTGTGTTCACTATCGGGGGCGACGTAGCGGCTCGTCCTATGAAAATGACCGCACAAGGCGGTCGTCTTCATTCGGTCGTAGAGTCTCTTGGCCGGGGACACCGGGGAAGAGATGCCCTTGGGGAGCTCGTGGCCGTGGTAGGTTCTGAGGCTACCAAGGTCCACTCGACGCCTGAACTTGATGCACGCAACGCCCAGGGATTCCAACCGCAAGTAGGCTTCAAACGAATGGAGAGCCTCTTCCCAGATCGCAGGGGCTCGGTCGTAGGCGTAGGCTTCGAGCCGTTCCTCGTGGTTCCCCAGACGGTAGTAGAAGTCGGCTCTCGGAAACTGGCGGCGAAGCCAGGTGAGGAACTCGATGGCCACGGCCCGCTCTTCCCTCATCTCCGGGAGGTCGGGCGTGGGCCGGTGATCCGAGACCCTCGCGAAGTCGACGAAGTCCCCGTTGAGGAAGATGGTATCTGCTTTGTGATCCTTCCCGTACTTCACCGCCGTCTTCATCGCCATCTCGTCGTGGACGGGAACGTGGACGTCGGAGAGGATGAGGACACGGCGATTGCCGGAGATGAGAAGGTTGTCGGGAGGGAGTGCCCGTGTCTTCGGGATCTCCTCTCTCACGCAGGTCGCGGACTTCCGTTTCTCATTCCCAGCGGCACCCCGACGATGCCGCACGGCACTGCGGAACTGCTCGAGCGTGCCCACCGCCGGGTGGTGCAGAGCCAGTGCCGCAGCAATCGATCGATTCGATTCTGTGGGGAACTTGGCAAGGTACTCGGCGGCCAGACGTCCAATGTCGTTCTTCATGATTTCTTCTCCTGGGAGATCTTCAGGAATACATTGTCCATGGCCGGGATGTACACATGCATCAGTTCTTGGGTCACCTCATCAAGCTCGTACGTCTCGCAGTAGGTCTGAATCGCAGTCCAGGGTATCGGGCCGAGACCCATACCAACGGCTCTCGTGCTCGAGAGTCGCTGGAAGGCAATGTAGTATAGCTCAAGCCCCTGCTCGAGGGTAGGGGCATTCCTAACCTTCTCGGGAAGCTCTCGCTTGCTCCGAGCACAGGTCTTGACAATGGTGGCCTCCATGGCCCCCATCTTCAATTCGTATGTCAGGACGTCGCAGAGTTTCCCACATCCGCCTGAACGTTGCGGAAGTTGGAGGTGTCGCGGGAGAACTCACGAATGATCGTGAAGAGGTTCGGGATCTCGAGCAGAAGCTCCTTGCACTTCTGTTGCGAGTAGGGGATCGGCTGGTTGTCCTCTCCAACCACGCCTTCCCAGTTCACCACAACGCAGCGAGCGAAGATCTCGGCGAGGATCTGGTTGGCCCTGTTCTCGTCGAGGGCGTCGTGCTTGATCAGGGCACGGTAGGGTCGCGAGACCTCTTCCGTGACTTTCGCAAACTTCGTGCTGCCCTCGGCAGGGGCGATGTGGAATCGCCCGTAATCGCCGAGATCGAGAACCGCGTACTGACACTGGGACTTGAGACCGTAGATGTTCATGCATCACTCCGCGAGAGAAGGAAGGTAATCGTACGACACGATCAGGAGGGTGTGGTTCATCGTGGAGAGAACCTTGGCACCCGAAGCCGCCTCATTCGTGAGGGGCAGAGTCACGGGAGTATCCGACGCAACCGCCGGGCGACCATCGCCGACGGCGATGAGGGGCAGGTCGAAGCTCATGCCCGCGTTGGCCTTGTACAGGTGGAACGCCATGGTGACGTCAGAGTTCTGACGGATGGTCGCCATGGCATCGACATCGTTGAAGTAGACGGTCGCGTTCGCAGAGACCGCGAAGAGACCGGCGTTCATCTCGAACGCACCGAGCGTCCCGACCGCCTTGAGCGGGGTGACGTTGTTGTTGATGGTGAGCTCGAGGGACTGGACGAACGAGAACAGCGGAGCCGGGGCTTCGGCGGTTGAGCTCACCACGTGCATCGTGATGTTGGGCACGTTGGACGAGGTGTTGAAGGCGTCCGCCTCGACGACCGGGATGACGGTCGCACCCGCCGCTTCCGACCGCAGGGTATCGGCACCGGTGGTGTTCTCGTCGATCGTATCGTGGTCCTTGGCGACGAACGAGAGGTCGACCATCACCTTGTCGGCGGAGGGGATGCGGATGGTGAACTCGTTGGGCACCGCACCCTTGAGGTACTCCGCCTGCTTGAGCGTGGTGTCCGCCGTGTCGGAGTAGCCCAGTTGCCGCTCGAGTTGGTAGGTGTACCGGACGATGTTGGTCGGATCGGACTCGTTCTTGAGCACGCGACCGAAGAAGATGCGAACGGTTTCGGAGGTGGAAGCCTCCGTGACCATCGCGGACTCGGACTTGTCCACAACGAGGGCGTTGGCGGTGACCGACCGCACCCGCTTGAAGCCGTTGTTGGCGGCGTTGGTGAACTTCATCAGCGAGGTGGTGCTGTCGCCGACGAAGATCATCTCACCGGGGATCAGGCCGAACTGGGTGAGATCCTTGGTCGTGGTGGTGTAGGTGGCGAAAGCACCCGAGGTCGTGACGTCCAGGTCACCGGCGGAGAACTGGAAGCCCACATGGACGAGCTTCGCGGCGGCGGGAGGCGTCTCAACGACGAGGGTCTCCGCCACGGTGACGGAGTCCGGCGAACCACCAGCACCGTCGGTGGTGACCGCGGTGATTCGCTTCAGGCCGTTGTTCTCGGTGTTCGTGAAGCCGGAGGCGAACACGAGGTCGCCGACGCGGAAGATGCCCAGGTTGCCCGCCGAGGAGACGTAGGCCGAGGTGGTCGTGGAAGTCAGCGTGACGGTCGTGCCGTTGCCGTAGTCGGACTTGGTCTTGGCCTTCTCTCGCCAGTTGGCGAACATGAACCCACGCATCAACCGCTCGAGGTTGGTCTGCGTGAGGTCGGTGTTGAAGCCGCCCGAGGCGTCCAGGTCAGTCAGCACGCCCTTCTTGCGTTGCCGGCTCTGGTTGATGGGCACACGAGGGACCAGCGTCACGGAGGGCCCAAAGTCCGAGTAGCTGTTGGGCTCCATCTCGTAGAACGTGGGCGAACCGGACAGAGTACCGAGGCTGGTCTCTTCCGCGAAGCGAAGCAGCGTCGAGTTGCTGTCGATCTTTCCTACTGCGGCCATCAGAGCACCTCAAGGTAAGTGAAATCAACTGTGACGGAACACTGGTAGTACACGCCGGTCGTGCCCAATTCTACCGACCTGGGGGCACGAAACCAAACACCATTTGCTGTCTGCCTTTTCACGAAAGCCCCCTCAAGCGTCCGGACGATCGAATCCGCGTTCACAAGGCCGTCGTTGACCGGAGTGAAGAGATTCATCGCCAACTCGCCTCGCCGCGACTGCACCCGCGATCCGATGTGGGCCTGCTCAGAATCCGTGTGGAACAGATCAACTTTCAGCCAATTCTTCGTCCCTGGGGTGGAAACATCCGGGGTCGGGCGATCGGCGATGACGTCCTGCCAGATCACCTCAGGCCGGATGCCCGAACTGATGGATTCCACCGCCGTCTTGACAACGGCGAAGATCTCATCTCGAGCTTGGGTCCGTGTGGCTGGCATTATTGCTTCAGTTTCAGGAGGTAGGCGACCGTTTCTCCCTTGTCGACGATCGGGTTGACGGACTCGATACGGTACTTGTCCAGGAAGTCGAAGCTGCGGAGGTCTACGGCAAGTCCCGAGGCAGCCACAACGGCTCGGATGCCCATGACCCTGCGGACCACATCGCCTTCTTCCGTGTCGAACATCTCATCCCAGATATAGGCCCGAACCGTGGCCGTGGTGGGAGTGTCCTCGCCGTTGCCTCTCCAGGGCTTGTTGGGATCGGTGGCAACCCGGTCGGTCTTCTTGGCGGTGTAGTCGGACCCGCTGTTGATCAGCATCTCCAGCACAATATCCAGGAACTCTGACGCCACGTTAGGCCCTCAGCATGAAACCGCGAGAGACGATGATGGGCTCGAGACGCCGCTCGAACGGGAAGTCCTTGAACTGAACGGGCTGCCCGCCGTTGGCCGCCGTCCACTCCGTCTCGAGCACGGCAACCTTGGTCCGCTTGTGGGTCAGTCGCAGGCCGGAGGTCTCGTAAGTCGGGTCCGGCATGAGGCTGGTCGAAAGGGCTCGATAGGCGAGCTCGTAACAGACAACGACGAGCTCACTGGGCAAGCCGCTGATGATTCGACCGTCGTGGTTGTAGTACGCCGAGCTCCTCGGCCACTCCAGCGACTGAGTGGAGAGCGTCCGGTAGCCGACGAACTCGAACTTCGCGTCGAGATAATCGGTGGCCTTGATGAGGGCCTGCTCGATCTCCTCGTCGCTGTAGTCCTCTGGGGGATCGGTCCCCGGCTTGACCAGCGAGTTTCCTCGATCTTCGTGATAGGTCTGGAAAGCAGCCACCGCTGCGTAGGAGTTCGCACCGGGGACGCCTGCACCAGTTTCCAGGACGAAAGGCATAAAAGCCCCGCACACCGTTAGATGTGCGGAGCCCGTGGAGTTAGACGTTGCCGATGATCTGGCGGCAGAGCCGACCGTCGATGACCTTCGCGCCGATGAGGACGTCGAGGGACATGACGTCAGCCTTGGTGTCGCGGTCCCAGTCGGTGGTGACCCGGATGGCCATCTTGGTCAGATCGTCGACGATGGTCTCGGAACTGACGGACATGGCGGGCTCGAGGGGCACGCTGACGAGAGCCATGGCCGACGGGTGGAAGATCGCACCGTGGCAGGCCCGAGTGTTGCCGCCACCATCGTAGACGGTGACGACAGTGTTGTCAGCGACGCCCGTCCGGAGAGGCTCCTTGATCGTGACCGTGGCAGCACTGCCGGAGAAGGTCACGTTCGCAGCCACGGTCACCGGGCCGTAGCCAGCGAGGTCGAGGATGTCGCCCTCCTTGAGCGTGCCGGTGGCCACCGCACCGCCGTCGCAGGCGATGGAGGTCGCACCAGCGGACAGAGCACCGTTGACGACCGCAGCCGTCTGAGTGCCGGAAGTGAACGTGGTGGTGGGCACGTTCTGGCTCATGTAGATGTCGAAGCCCATCGTCTGGCGAATCAGGGCCTTGCGGAGAGCGTCCGAGGTGCCGGACTTGTCGACCTCGACGAAGGAGTCGACGCCCATCAGGGTCGCCTTCTGGCGGGGAGAGACGACCATGTAGCGGGGGGCGTTGGGGAAGCGGAGGTTGTTGGCGCTCTCTTCGACGAGAGCCATCGAGGCCAGGTCGTCGATGAGGTCGCCGGGGGCCGAAGACGAGGGGCCAGCGGCACCGGGAATGTCGGTGAGCTTGCCGCAGATGTAGTTGTCGATCTTCTCCGCCATCGCCAGCACGGCGGGAGCGATGACCTGCTTGGACAGGTCTTCGAGGCTCAGGGTGCGCTGCTTGGTGGTGATCTTGAAGGAGCAGTCGAAGTGCTTCTCCAGTTGGAACGGAACCGACGTCTCGGTCAGATCCTGGACCGTGATCGTCGAGCCGTTGTACTCGCTGACGGTGGGCACGAACCGGCGGCGAATCGAGATGGTATCACCGACCTTCGCACCGAGGAACTCCTCGCGGTACTGGGTATCGATGAGGTGAGGCATGACGATGTTGCTGGGGAGCAGGCGAACCGCTTCCCGAGCGACGATCGAGTTCGTCAAGAACGTGTTGGCCATGACGGTGCTTTCCTTTTCCTACGGGGGGTTGGGGTTACTTCTTCTTCTCGCGGAACGCTCGATACTGCTCCATGCTCATCCTGCCGATCTCGTCGGCGGTGAGCTCTGAAGCTCCTCGGCCACCCTTGGCCCCGGCCCCCTGGGACGACGGCCACCAGTGTGGTGCTTTGTCTTTGAAGCTGTCAACCCACTCGCGCGGCGAGAGAGGCGACTTGCCGTCCTTCCCCAAGACGACCTGATTGCCGGCGTCCAGAACGACGACCTTCCCGTTCTCGTCCACCCTCAGAGTGCCCCGCGCCCTGAGGAGAACGTCCTGCACAGCCTCCGGGACGACGCCAGCGGCCACCGCATCCTGGGTGACAGCCTGCGAGATCAGTGTATCCGAGAGTTGCTTCTGGGCAAGGGAAAGTTGCTGCTCGCTCTCGGTCTGCTTCTTGTTCAGGGCGTCGATCTGCTTCTGGTACGAGGTCCGGAGAGCTTCGGTCCGGGTGTCGAACCACTTGTCGTACTGACCGGACGTCAGCAGCTTCCCGAGCTCGTCCTTCTCGATGCGGGTCCGGAGCTCCTGCAGCCCCTTGGCCGACTCCAGGCCGCCGAGTTGCTCGACGAACTCGGCGAGCTTCTTCTTCTCACCGAGGATCTCGTCCCGGTTCTTCCGGAGACCTTCAGTCTCCTTGTTCAGCAGTGCCTGCAACTCCTCGACCGTCTTCGGTAGTTCCATCGTTCACCTCTTGCTGGGACTTGGGTTGAAGGAACTGGCCTCCAGCGAGGGCGAGTTCCCCTTCGAACGTCTCCTTGGTCAGGCCGCCACGGCGAGCTCGCTCGTGCACGGTCTCGAGAGCCAGCGGGGCTCCCATCGTAACCGCTTCCATGATCTCGCGGAGCTCCTGACCGGTGAGGCGGGGCTCGGAGAAGTCGATGTCGGCGACAAAGAACGGCTGCTTCGGATCGACGGGCACGTTGAGGCCCGTGGCGATCACGTTGAGGATCTGGTTGAGAGCCTGCCCCGCACAGAGGGCCAGAGACCGCAGCGAGACCTGCTGGGCCATCTGCCGCAACCGCAGGGCGAGGCCGCTCTCCACCGGGGCGGAGGAGGACTCCAGGAGCCGTCCACCCTCCCTCCAGAACCGCGTGTACTCGTCCTCGATCGCCATCCGCAGGATCGGAATGCCCTGCCCGTCGATGTCCAGGTAGTACGCCTTGGCTTCCGGCGAGGTGAAGGTCCAGACCGTATTGCCACCGATACGGTTAGGAATCTCGTTGTCGTTGGTGACACCGGTAATGACCGGCTGCGGATCACACTTGATGTAGAGGGCTCGGCGGTAGTCGGCGTTGAGCCTGTAGATCTCCAGTGCCCGCCGCACCATCGAGATGACGGGGATGGGGCCGACCTTCCAGTCCATGCCGGAAACGCCCAGGGGGAAGACCGGCAGGGCCTGAAAAAATGATCTCCCGCGTAGCGAGATGGGACCGGAACTGACGATCTGCCTCTTCTCGTTGTAGCGGCTGACGAACACGAAGCCGTCCTGCATCATCTCGTAGACGAGGTAGTTCAACTCCTGCCTCGGGTCGAAGCGGTCGCTGTCGGGGACGTTCACGTACTCGGTCAGAACGGCGAAGTTCTCGCCCCAGTTGATCAGCGATTCCGCCGAAAACATCACCGGGTAGACGAGGTTGTCGTCCGGATTGATGTCGAGGACGACGGGAATCCGCCCCACCGAGAGGATCTCGCGGGTGATCTTCTGCCACATGGAGACGAGCTTGTTCTCCTCGTTCAAATACTCCATCGCGGGCGGAAGGGCGAGGTGCGGCGGGTTCGTGTGGATGATGCCCTGGAAGACGTCGATCATGGGCGAGACGATCTCGGGGAACGACGCCATCGTCATGTAGAAGTGATACCCCTGGGGAGCCCAGGAGTAGTCCTTCTTCAGGTCGGGGGAGAGCTCCCGCGTGCCGCTCTGCATGGCGGGCGGGATGGGCAGGTAGGTCGGCCCGCCCCGCTTGATCGCGTCCTCGCCGTCGATCGCGTCGCGGCACATCTTCCACTGCGGGGCCGCTCTCATGTAGTCTGCATGCTCTGTGTTGACAGGCATCTTACCGTCCTTTGATGGGATTGACCCGGACCTTGTGGGGTCGTGTCAAGACGCGATATCGTGATTCGTCGGCCACGTGGTCTTCTGAGTTGGTGTCGATGTCCTCCGGATCATATGCTGCACGGGGTAAAACAGGCAAGGTCCGGAGGAAGTGGTCGCAGTTGTGAAAGACAAAGAGCCCCGATGCCTCCCTCCTGGGATTCATCGCCTGCTTCAGCATCTCCCGCATCTGCTGCCAGCCCTGACGTCGAGAGCCGGGCGACTTGTCCGACCGCTGCCAGTGGCAGCCCCGCCGGGCCATCTCGTCCGCGATCGAGATGTTGTCGATCTTCGTGTAGATCTGGTTGTCCGCCGGGCCTGCGTACACCCGCCGCTTGGGGAACCAGAGCTTCTCTCGTTCGAGGATGCCCTCGGCGATCTCGCTGCTGACCATGCGGCAGCCCTCGTTCGGCGTTCCCGTCCACCCGTACCACTCCTGGATCCGGTAGAGGTCGCCCCGGCAGGTGCTGAGACCATATAGGTCTGTGCCGTCGCTCTCCGCCCACCAGCCCACGGAGAAGGGCTTGCTCGAGCCCCAGTCGAAGGAGCGGTTGATGGACCACGACGGCGGGATCTCGAACGGCCTCACGACGTGGAAGGCGGGGTTCCACACGTCGTCGAACATACCGCCCGACACGATGTCCCAGGAACCGTACAGCCAGGCGGCCCGTTCTGCGGGGTTGCGGGCCGACTCCTCGATCCTTCGCAGGTACGTCGGGTCCGAGTGGAGCAGGATCTTGTTTTCCTGCACGAAGCCGTAGATCGCACACCTGGGCGGATCGCCGAACACCGGCCCGATGAAGTTGTCGGGCGTCATCGTCCGACACCGGAACCGGTTCTTCACCCAGTTGTGCCCGACCCCGTAGGGGTTCGTCGTCGCCCGGTACATGCGGGGGATGCGAGGGTTCGTCGAACGGCAGCAGGACATCATCAGACGGTAGCAGACGTCGTCCGGCCACGTAGTGAGCTCCTCCCAGCCCACCCAGGGGTAGGCGTGGCCGTGGTAGGAGTTGTAGTCGTCCGCTCTGCCCATGTGGCGGAGCAGCAACTGCTCTCCTCCCGCCATCGTCCAGGTCATCTTCTGCTCGTTGAACGATGCTTTCCCCGGCCAGATCTTCGGGAACCAGAACTTCGTCTTGGAAACGACGTCGCTGAGCTCCGGGTAGCTCTGTCGAAACAAGATCCCCCTCCAACTCGGACCGTGGCCTTGCCCGACATACTGGGCCCAGGACATCAACAGGGCGTCCGTGTTGTGGGTGATCGTGAAGTCGTTGGTGATGTAGGTCTGCTCGGGCGAGTTCACCGCGATGCATCGCGTCGGCTCCCGCCCCAGCTTCCGGATTCGGGTGATCTTCTTGAACTTCGTCGGCTCCCCGGTGTGCGGGTGCAGGCCCAGGGAGAGCCGCAGGTCTCTCAGCAGCTTCCCGTGGGCGGAGCCCTTCGCCCATCCGACCGAGGTCTTCGGCGTGTACAGCCCCGCGAGGAAGCCTTCGAGGATGTTCAACCGCTCCCTCTGCGGTCGTACCAGCACCTTCTCTTCATCAAACATCCGCGTGGTCTTGCCAATCTCAAGCCCGTAGTCCCATGGAGAAACGGGCAGCGGGTCCACCGCTTCAAAATCTAGGCGATGGATGATCGGGAAGCGAAAGGTGGGCCGGTGGAACTTGTCGAGGAGCACCCTGGTATCGACGACCTTGTACTCCTCGGTCATCACATCAAAAACCAGCCAGAGATGCTCCCCGTCGACGCAGCAGGAGGAGTCGTTGTCGAACTGGAACTCGTAGATCTGCTGGAAACCCCGGTCGAAGACCTGCACAACTTCGCAGTGCTTGCCGGATCCGTCGAAAACGGTATCGCCGGGCTTGAGCTTCCCGATGCGGACGGGGCCTTTCGGCGTCCAGACGGTGGCGTTGAGGGGCTGACCCTTACCCGGCCCGCGAGTGCCCGAGTACAGGCACTCAAACACCGGGCAACTGAGGAAGGCTTGCTGGGACCCCTCCTGGGGTGCCCATGCTACCGATCTCCCCCCTGGGAGGGTCGGCTTCAACTCGCCCGCTTGAACCTTCCACTCGATCATACTGGTCCTTCCACGCTTCCACGCTCTTGGGCGTACCGGGCACAACCAGCACGCCGCCGCTGAGGTTCACATCCATCTGCGACCGCTCGTTATACTCCGGCAGGTGCCGCTTGGCAAGCATCATAAGGAGAGAGGTGTCGAACCGCTTCTCGGTCCCGACCCGGCGTCCGTTGCGGTCGTAAACGCCGACTTCCCACCCATGGACGGCTCTGTCGTACAGCACTTCCTCGAGCGTAGCCTTGAAGAAGTTGTACGCGGCCTTCATCGCCTCGGCGAACACGATGTTCGATTCGATCTCCCGCTTTACTCGGCTGCTGTGGACCTGTGCGGCGACGGACGCCTTCTCGAGGATGCCGATGCGGGCGTAAGCCTGCAGGAACCGGCCCTGCTCGTCGGGAGTCAGCTCACTCCCGTGGTTCATTTTCATGAAGTCGGGGACTACCGACTCGGAGACCTGGCCATCGGTTCCACGTAGGCGGACGAATTCGTTCGGGAACAGAGAACCCATAATACAGAGGAAGTATAGGAGAGGGGGGTTTGTTGGGCAAGGGTGATTGGGGCAGTGATTTGAGGATTGATTTTGGACAGAGGGAGGGCACCCGCCGCCCGTTAGGGCGGCGT